AGATGTCTTTTTTTCTTCTATTTTTTGTTTTTTATATTCCCAACATTGCTTCCAAACACCACATTCATCACATCCTTCAAGCGCGTCCGTGTCTACTCCAAATTTACCACCGTCCGGACATTCGGGATTATCGGTTTCATCATCAAAAGGGAGATCTTCCTCTTCGTCCTCTTCTTCTTTCTTTTTTGATGGTGGTGTAGACTTACGGTTTCTTTTTCCTTGTTTTGGTGGTTCCGGTTCCCCCTCTTCTTCTTCATCATCATCCCCATCATCATCCCCATCATCATCTTCATCATCATCTTCATCATCATCTTCATCATCTTCATCATCATCTGGTTCCGGTTCTTTTTTTGATTTTTTGAAACGGGAACCACGTTTAGTTTGCTCCGGTTCTTCCTGTTCTTCTTCCTGTTCTTCTTCCTGTTCTTCTTCCTGTTCTTCTTCCTGTTTTTTTGATTTTTTAAAACTTTGTTTTTTCCGGTTGGATTGGGATTTACTATCTTCTTCCGGTTCTTCCGGTTCTTCGGAATCATATTCAAAATAAACACTTTTCAGCATTTGATAAGACGGCACATTTAAAATAGCATCTAAATCATGTGCCTCCTCAAGTACGTCTTGGTTGTAATCCGAATCTCTTTCAAGAAAATCAATACGGGACACTTCGTAAAACTCAGTCTTACCCATTAGTGATTTTTTGAATCGAATTTCTAAAGTAAAACCACCCTCCAATTCCGCAAAATACCGATAATCCTCATTTTCAATTATTTCTTCTTCTAATTGATTTCCAAAATTCCAATAAGAGAAAGGAAATAATTGAATACCGGAATCCCCATCATCCAAATCGATCACGTTATATAACTGACGTTCTTTCGGTTTTAACGCATCCGTTGTTTCCTGGGCGGTGTCGTTGTCTTTCATTAGCTCTATTCGGTGTTCGCATATAGGGCATCTTTTACCGATGGTTGTGGGGCATATATATGATTTATTTTCTGCACCAACCCCATAATGTACTTTAACACGTCGTTCAAAATACAATTCTCCAATTTCAATTTTGTCATCGACTGGACGATTATCCGTTGTGACTCGATATGGAATAATGTCCAGTCTATATGTTACCGTGTTTTGTTTTTTCCCCTTTGCTTTCGGTGCAAATATTTCCACGTCCCGTTCAATATTAAATAAATTTCCCCCTCCTGATTTGCTACGTTCTTTTGCTTTTTTCAAAGCCCGATCCGCCATACTGCTACTTCTTGTTTTGTCCTTTTTCATAATAAACTACTCCTTGAATTGTGTGTTTGAAAAAACTTTTCTTATTGATAAAATAAGCCTTTGATATAAAAAATGAAACGACAAAAAGCCATATTGGGATTCCAATAGTAAAAATCAATATATCAAAATATTTAATCATTTAATGCACCTCTTACCTTATCTCTTACCTTTTTTGATCTTGTTTCTTTTGCCTTGCTATCAAAATTTGTTGAATGGTTTCGTGGTTCTTTTGGTGCAGAAAAATATTCCTGCCCTAATAATTTAACCAGATTTTCCAATGCCGTTTTTCTTTGCTCAAATGCCCACACCGCTGAATTTAAAATATCATAATCATGTTTCGCCTGATTGAATTTTTGTACTGCGTTTCGAACGTCCTGATCCAAGGTAATTAGAGAAGAAATAACCGATTCCGTTATCTTCTCCAGTTCTGTATACTTTTTTGAATTTTCTCTAATGGCTAAATCCGTTTCGGCTTTTGTAACGTCGAGTTCTTCTTTTGCTTGATCCATTTCATGTTTTGCTTTTGATGCAAATTCACTGTATTTCATATATAATGCGGGTTGATTAAGCCACTCATCATCTAACGCATTAATATTGATTCTTATATCTTGTTCATAGTTTTGCTCTTTCATTTTTTCCACCTTTCTTTTATTAGTATTATTCAAAATATTGTTTGTACTCTTCCGGCGTCATTTTACTGACTTTCCACCAACTATCGTGAAAAACGTCATTTTCAAAGCGCTGATTCAGGTCACCATCCTCCGTCAAATAATACACCCAGGCGTCCAACTCACCTACGCGATTATGATTTGACGTATGGCACACTGCCTTGTACTCCCCGGGTTCGCTGACAGAGAATACATAGGCTACAGTTAAAAAATCAACATAACCGTCGTCCATCTCAGACACTTGTAAAATCCGTTTGAGAGGGGTTTCCTTGTGATCATCTCCTAGTCGACAATTTAACTCCATAAGTCCTTCTGGAAAAATGTGAAGTGCCCTGCAAATTTTGAAATAAAAACCACACCAGACCGACTTACATTCGTCATCTGGATGTTTATGTCCCAATATCTCTGCCGCGTGTGTTAGATGAAATACGAAATGCACATTGTATTCATCTAAATTATTAATAAAATCTCCCATAGCATTTTTCACTTGTTCGATAGTAAATTGCATATATGGGCTTTTGGTGTCTGCGTTTATCAGAATAGATTGGCGCAGATATTTTAAAATGTTTTTCGTGCAGTCCTGCTTTGGGCGCCCATCTGCCCCACGTAATGCGGTAATGAGGACTGTTTGTTGTTTGAAGGACAATTGCCATACCCAAGGTAGAATCACGGGCGTGCCGTTATTAATTTCATTTTTGTTCATTTTAATTTCTCTTTTATTATTATAGAATATTTATTACTTAACTACCGAAATAAATCACAGCACAACGTAAAACTATTCCGGCAAATCCACTATCGTATGTGTTATAATCAAATTCAGCCATAATAATAAATGCTCTTTGATCTTCTTTGTTCAATAAAATGGATTGATGGTATCCAAGAATCGCCCTACGTATTTTTTCAGGTTCTTCATTTTTGATTTCTCTTAAAATTGCAGATATATCTTTCCATTTTTTCTTTGCATATAATGCTCTGCATAAATCAATAATTTGGATGCTTTCCGAATCAATAGGTGCAATCGCTTTAAGCATTTCGGATTCTTTTTCAAGATCAAGCACTTTGTCCAATAATTGGAGAGCAATACCCATACTACCATTGGAACAACTTACTATCTTATTTAGCACGTTATCTTTGATTGATATTTCTTCAAGTTTTAAAACTTTTTGCAGTTGATCAAGCATAGTTTGATCATTAACGGATTCCACGTTTAAGACCGTACAACGGCGTTTTAACGTAACTTTTAATTTTTCCGGATTCGTTGTGCATAGAATCCAGATAACGTGTTTAGGGGGATGTTCCAGGGCTTTTAGCAAGGCTTCCTGGGCATCATTCGTTAGTTGATGGCATTCGTCCAACAACCAAATACGATACTTACTTTGTAGTGGGGACACATTGCACGTACTGCGAATATAACGCACAGTATCAATCCCTCGAAAATCGGCAGCATCCATTTCTTTATAATCAAAATCATTTGGTGAAACTTGAATAGGATTTTTTAATGTTCCCAATCGCCTTGCTATGATTCTTCCAAGACTGGTTTTACCACAACCACTTGCACCCGTTATCAGAAAAGAATGTGGTAATAATTCTGAATTCCGTTCCAATATGGATTCGAGTGTTTTGACAAGTACTTCGTTTCCTACAAAACTTTTAAGCGTTGTAGGGCGGTAATCATTCGCTAACGTCATTACTATGTTCCTCCACGGTAATTTCAATCTTTTTAGTTTCTTGATTTGAATACGTTCTGATTTTGTGTATTTCCGGATCAAAAAGTGTAACTTTATCAAAATCAAATTCCAATTTTGTATGTTCGAATAACAAACAGCATAGAATATGTAATAAATGATTTGCTGTTTTTATGGCCTCATTACGTTCTGTTTGGATTTTCAATCCCAATTCTTTTAATTGCATATTCTCTACAGTTAATTGCCTGAGGATTGTTATAGTGTCTTGATCCATTAACAACCCATCAATTGCTTTTTTAATATCATGGTTTCCATTGTTATTAAATTCATCCGGCATAATAATTTTACGATCACTCATGATTGTATTTCCTCCTCAATATTTCCACATAGTGGACAATCCCAAATTGTTTTACCCAATTCAGAATCGTCTTTATATAAGGCTTTTGCTCTACATTGTTTGCAGGAATGGAAATGAACTTGTTTTTTATTCAACCAGGAATCATTCATTTTGCAAACCTCAATTTCAACCTGTAACGGTATAGCAATCCATGTCCAATTCTGCATAATCTCTTTTGTCATGATTCTATTTATTATAGTCAAAATTGTATTGTATTCATCCGGATTTACGTCCATTACAATACTGTCATGGATTTGCCCTATAATTTTGGAATTGAGATTCATGGATTCCAATGTGTTTTGGATTTGAATCAAACAATACATTAAACAATGAAAT